TCTTCCGATCTGCCTCGTTAATAAACAATATGTCGCGGGCTGGGCCGTGTACCTTCGCGGGCTGGTCGGCAGAGAAAAATTCAATGATGCTACCGGAATCAAAAGAGTATATGCTTGAACTCATATTCCACGCCTTATCGTTCCACTCGTCCCCCAGTATGGTCTTAAAGTCGCGGATTGCGCCCCTTTTGAGGTGCGGGAAGGTTTCCGAAACAACGGATATGAGCAGGTTTTTACACCCCTTTGCTATCTCGCATAGGACTTGCAACATTGCGAAGGTCTTGCCGGAGCGCGTCCCGCCAGCACTATCAATGTAACGCACGGCGGGATTATCTAACGCCCTGCGTATATCATAGTAAACCTTTGTCTTGCTCTCTATCATTCTGCGCTCGTTCCGTCCTTCTTTTTCTGCAATCCGTCAAATAACCTCTGCAACGCCGCCGCATCTTCGGCATCCTTTGCAACGATAGGAGCAACGCCCTTTATGTGCAGGGTTTCCTCGCTTTCGCCGAGAATATCCGCGAGGGCTTTTAACTGGTACACATCCCCCTTATCATATAACCGCTTGACAACTCGCGCAACGATTGCCTCGCGGCGTGTTATGCCCGTATCGTTGGCCTGTTCATCAAGGACGGAGCGCAATGCCTCCGCCAGAGTTTTCCTTTCCCTCCGGGCTGCTCCGCTTGCTATCCCGCCCTTGCGGGCTATCTCCTGCCGTTGGCTCGCAGTTCGTTCGGAGTTCGGTATTAAATTCTGCTCGTTCATTTTCCCGTTATTTTTACCTGTTTTTGCGTCTGCGGGGCTTATAGCGAAAAGACGGGTATTTCCTTATCCCGCCCCCTGCGCGAGCCGCAGAACGCTTCTATTCCATTTTGAAGGGTTTTTCCTCCGGGTGGGCGGCAAAATACTCCAGCCGCGTTTTCATTTGCCGCTCGCTTTCCCAAGCCTCGCTATACTTTTTGTCTGCGAATAGTTTGGAGAAGCCCGTTATGTGTTTTAGTTTAAGGAGTTCTTCTGCCTCCATACCGAGTTCGTTACAAATCTCCGCATCCGTCATTCCGTTCTTCAACATACTAAACACCATAGAGGACATTCCGTCTATTGAGTGTTTCCCGCGAGCGCGATTATGGCGCACAGTTGCTGCCATTCTCTCGTTAATATCTTTATCAATCACCACGATAGGGAGCATCCCCTTGTTGCGTTCCAAGATGTCGCGGTGTTTCTTCGCGGTAAAGTAGCGGTGGAAGCCATCGACAATTATGTACTTGCCTTTCTTCGGGTCAAAGATTGTTACAACGGGCTGGGTATAGCCATCGTGCGATATTGAGGTGTACAGGAGTGACATTTCCTTTACCGCCACCGAGTTCGGGTTGTAATCGTTTGGCTCGACTATATCAATAGGCACCCAAAGGACTTTCCCGACTGGTTGCTTTGCGGGGTTGAGTTCGTAGATGTACGATTGCAGTTCGTTAAGGAAAGCGAACTTGTCTGGCGCGGCCTCTATCGCCGCTTTTATTGCTTCTTTGTAGGTCATTTCTTCAAGTTCTTTTTATGGAGTTCGCGGGCGTAAGCATTTACATCACTATCCAGCCCTATTGCGAAAACTCCGTTTTTGATTTTGCGGTAGTTGATATACTGGGCGCAGGCGTATGGCGGGTTTTCATCGGCCATAAAAGTTCGCATACCGCCCTTCGTGCAAATCATATGTATTGCCAGCGACCCTTTGTAGGCATAGTTGGTGTACCCGTTTATGTAAGCCGAGAGCGGCCAAAGGTCATCGTAGCGGAATTTCTCTGCGGGAAGCCTGCGGACTATCTCCGCGATTTTATCCGCGTACACCATACCGCCGCCTTGATAACACATTATCTGCGGGATAAACGCCTCGCGCATCTTCGGCACTTTCGCCAGCAATAGTTTTTCCGTCCGCGCCCAGTTGGTAAGCACGAAGCCCGTACCGCGTTCAAGGGCTTTCGCTATCGCGCCGTCATAGCGGGTGTATTTGGTGAGCAGCATATCATCGTCAAGGTTGATATATATGTCGCTTTTTACTTTCCGCAAAAGATGAACGCGGGCGGCGTGGCATCCTTCTTTCTCCGGCACTACGATTATCTGCGAATACCGCTCCCTGTTACGGATTTCTCCGGCTCGCCCCTCCGGGTCTTGAAGATACAACGCGATGCGGTAGTCATCAAAGCCCAGCGCGATAATACTATCCACAAGAGCATTTAATTCCTGTACGCGGTCGGAAACCGAAACGATTATAAAAGTCTTTATCATTTTATGCCCATTTGTTTTTTGTACGCGAGGGTGTATTTTTCCGGCTTGAATCCCTTTTTACACGCCCCGGTTTTTATGTAGGTGTTTAGGTCGGTGGTGGCCGAGTTCATAAAGAAATTGACAATGAGTGTCCCTTCAAAATCGTTCTTCAACAGGGATTTCACGCAAACCTTCATAAAGTCCTCCTTCCAAAAGGCGCACACTTTGCACCGCTCCCAAGTGCTGCGGAATCCGTGGAAGGTTTTACCCCAAAGGGTGCGGAAGGCTTCGCGCCGTTCCTCATCCGTTATGAGGTTTTCAAGCAGATAGTCGCGGTATTCCTCCCAGTCCTTGAACATATATGGCAGCTCCTTTATCTCAAACAATTCCTTATTCAAGACTGCGGAGGTGTTTATCCCGTCCAGCCGTTCAGTTAACCTGTTCCATAAGTCCGGCTCTACCTCCTGCATATACCATAGGTTTTGTATTGCCGTTTCGTGGTGGATATTGGAAACGCGCATATCGCGCACCTTTACCCCGTGCTGGAATTGGTAGTCATATAGTTTGCAGTACGGCCACCCGTTATCGTGTATTGCTTTCCAAACATCGCGGAAATCCCAATCATATATGGGGTAGAAGGTATAATGGTGCAGGGCGGCGTTTGACACCTTCCCCCAGAATATCCACTTGTAGAGCGGCTTGCCCTTCTGCGCCCCTGTTATATTTATCTTTCGTTTGGGGCTTTCCTCGCATCGTACCCCCGCAAGATACGCCACCGATTTGTCCGGGTAGGTCTTGTCTATGTACGCAGAGAAAAGTTCGTGAAACCGCTCCGTCCCATAAGTGTTTTCCTTTATGGAAATTGGGTCTTTGTCCCGTAGCCATTTCTCGCCCGGATACCAACAATGCAGCCACTGGTCATAGCCGTTTGTGGCGGTCGCATTAAATAGTATCATAGGCACTTGAAGCCACGCGGGTTTTACGCGGGGGTCATACATTATCTGCCGCACATAATCTATGGTGCAATCCCACTCGCCCTCTTGGTCTATGAAAAACACTTCAAGCGGGAGGCGGTTTTTCTTTTCCGCGACTTGCAGGGCGAGTTGCAGGACAACTGTGCTATCCTTTCCTCCAGAGAATCCTACCACAACCTGTTCAAAGTTGTCAAAGATGTACTCTATTCGCCGGAGGGCTGCGGAGTAGACATTTTCGCTATAATAGTATTCTCTCATATCTTTTCCCTGTTGATAATCGTGGTTTCCGGGATGGGGTTGCCCATTGTCCAGTATTGCCACCCTTTGTAGAAGAAATACTGAAACGCCTTCCCATAGAAATATCCCGTAAGGCTATTCTCTCGCATATATGCGACTATCTCATCAAAGGTTTTGTCATCCCCGAACTCTGCGCGAACGCAGTACCAGTGCGGGGCTTTTTTTTCGTAGGTCTTTGCCCAGTGCCACTCTGCGCGGTCAACGAAAGCATCAAAGTCAATCATATTTTCACTTGGAAGGTTTTGCCGCAATGCGGGCATACCACTTCAATAAGGGTTTTCTCCGTAGGTGTAACCTCATCCTTTATCTGCCCCTCCGCGTTGTATATATCCGCATCCGTTACGGGTTTCGCCCCGTCTATCGGTTCAAGATTGGGGTGGTAGGTTTCCGGCTGCCACGCGGGTACGCCCCAATCGGTCAGCGGGGTGTCGTCCCACTCGTTGGCGAGGGCATCAAAGTCCCACGCGCCCATCGAGGAATTATCTTTGATGACAACGGCTTTTAGTGTTTCAATAGGCGTATCTTCCGGCAGGACGGCGCAGGGCATTTCCGCGAGGCCGAGTTTCTTTGCTGCGGTCAGTCGCATATTGCCGCCCAGCACCACGAATTTCCCCTTATGCGGCACAACGATTGCGCCCCGTGCGTCAAGGAGTTCGGGGGTTTCTTCAATACTTGCGGCGAGGCGGTCAAGGTCTGCCTGTGTCCATTGGCGGGGGTTAGCGGGAACGCCCTCTATCTGCCCCGTGTTCATTGTCAGTTTGCTGAC